GTTACTCGTTGCCATTTCAGTTGACTCGAGTGTTGGTGTTGGTGTTGGTCGGGTTGGCGGTAAGCGTGCCTGCACCGATGTTGATGGCTTGGTTCGTGGCACGAATGCTTTGAACTGCGTCACTCAACATGTTGTACAGGTTGCCCCACTGCTGCTGCTGTTGCTGTTGCGCTTGAGCTTGGTTCACCGTCTGCGTCACGTTGATCTCACTCTCGTGAGCATGACGGGCAGCGCGGTTGTCACTACGCAACTCGATGATGGCAGCGTTGGCTTCGGCCAGCTGACGGTTCAACGTGTCTTGGTAGTTGCTGGTGATCAGCGCACGGGTTTTCTCGCCATCGTTGGTGATGTTGGTGTTGGTCTGGTTGATCATCTGCATCAGAGCCACGGTGTTGGAATTCACCGCATCCTTGACGCCGTTGACCGTGCCAGTCAGTGCCGCAGCAACGCCAGACAACTGAGACTGAATGGTGCTCGATTGCAGAGCTTGCGAGGCTTCCATCGCGGCGGTCGAAACTGCCACGGCTTTGTCCACTTGCCCAATGCTCGCCATCAAGTCCATGTTGGCTTGGTTTTGCTCAGGGGGGTTGCGAAGAACCGCACCGCCAATAGCACCACCGCCGTCACCACCGAACAGGTTGCCGTTGTTACGCAGCAAAGAGCCGAGGATCAAACCGCCAATGAGACCATTGCCACCGAACATGCCATCGCCGCCGCCGCCACCCTTGGTAGCCATCGACATCAACATCGGGCCCAGCCCGTCCATACCAGAAGATTCAGCCATGATTAACTCCTAAAAACACCGTCCAATCGACGGCAAGGGAACTGTAAGATTTTCCATATAAAATTTATATACGACTGAAGGATGTACGACTGATGGATAATTAACTTGTTAACGACTGGAGAATTGACATGAGTCAATTTGTTTTAACACCGCGCCAGCAGGATGTTCTTGAGGAACTCTGCAAGGGGGGATCAAACAAAGAGATCGCCCGCCGACTTGAAATGGCAGAGGCAACTGTGAAGTTGCATTTGACTGAAATTTTTAAGACAATGGGTGTTCGTAACCGATCAGAGGCAATCATCAGGGCGAGTGACATACCAGTCACAAGGCCAGAACTTAATAACTTGACCGATCAAGCGATTCTTGAAGAGTACACCAACGTGTCGTTCGATGTGAGTGACATGTCGTGGTCTCAGCGGGTGATCTGTCTTGGCAGGGCGATCGTCACACGGATGAAAAAAGAAAATGAGGAAGAAGTCAAAGTACAAGCCAAGGGCGATACTAGCTAACCCAATGGGTTATGTGCTGGAGAGCATGACGCCCGTGTCGAAGCACAACAGCTTCATGGTTGACTTGATGATTAAGAACCACGGTGCAATGACATCGCTGATGCAGGGCAAGGCAACCCGCAAAGACATCGATGCGTTGATTCAGATGACGAACATCAGCGAGGCGTTGTATCGCCTTGGGTTTGGCACTGAGTACAAAGACGTTGTCAGTGCTGGGCTTGAGGCATTGCGCGAAGTCGCTGCGCGTGGTGCGAAGGACAACAGGTTCATTCTGCGTGCGTCAGAGATCAAGGCGCTGAATGATGCGATGGAGTTGCATGACGCGCAGATGGAGGTGATCACAATCAAAGACATGGAACGAGCAATCAAACTGGTGTACGAAGAAATCAGAAACAAACGGGCAACAACAATCAAAGGAATCCATCATGACTGAGCCACTGCCGGGTCGCGTAATCCGTGACTTACATGCCAAGAGCTTGGACTTCATGGAGTTCGCAAGAATGATCGAGGAAAAACATGGGATCAAGAAAAGTAAAGTACGGGGGAACGGTAGAAAAGATAGTCCAACTCATCACAGACTTGGGGCCAATGTCAACCTGCGAGTTATGCGAGGAGCTGGGGGTCAACCGGATGTATGTGTCGGCAGTCCTGTCGAGGATGCGGCGGCCAACGAAGACGCTGCCCAAGCGGCTGTACGTGATCAGGTACCTGTACCAGATGGAGTCAGCCAAGAATTATCCACGCGCAGTGTTTGCACTGGGGGATAAGCGAGACGCACCCAAGCCGGTATTTGATCGGCGTGCAAGCCGCAAGGCGTCAGATCAGCGGCGACGAGCGCTCAACACAATGAACAGCGTTTTCAATTTAGCAACACCGAGACGCGAGTTCCGGCTGTAAATTTAATGGGGGAAAGAATGAATGAAGGAATCATCATTGAACAACTCACGGCGGAGAACCGATACCTACGCCACCAACTTGATCGAACTTTCGAGGAAGCACTTCGACTGCGACACAAGCTGGAACACATCTATGCCCTATCCCACTTGGCCCTTCAGTCGGGTGTCGGGGACGGAGCTGGAGAAGGGCCACAAGCTGGCGATGAAGAAGCAATTTGATCAAACAGAGGAAGCACCTTTATGACGGAACAACAGAACCCACTCGACGTGCAGGTTGCGGGAAACCACTACAAAGGCAAACGCATTCAGCCCGTAGAATACATCTCTGCGAACAACTTGAATTTTCTTGAAGGTTGCATCGTCAAGCGCATCACGCGCTGGCGTGACAAAGAGGGCAAGTCCCGCTTTGAAGACCTTGAGAAGATCAAGCATGAAGTTGACTTATTGATTGAGATGGAGAAGAAATATGGTTGAGCAAAAAGCTGCTGCCCAAAGCTCGTTGCTGGGTATACAAGGCGCTGGCGTGTCGATTGGGAATAGCACGACTGGGCCATGGTATGGCCATCAGGGGCAGCAGGGACAGTTGTTCCCGAACGATGTGGGGCCAATTCGACGAGGGATCAACCTGAGCATCACCCCAGTTGAGAATGGATTCATTGTGGTTCTGGGTGGCAAGCACTTTGTCGCCGCAGACTTCGCAGGGGCTATGGAGATCGTGACTGCGCAGACTGCGTCAGTTCTGTTGGAAAACACATGAGCCCGCTGGCAGTGCTGATCTTCCTGATGGTGGTCGGCCTGCCAATTTTTCTCGTGTTAGCGACTTGTTTACTCTTACTAATTCTTGGTGATTAAATGGATATTTTGACTGTTGACTTTGAGACGTACTACGACCAGCAGTACAGCCTCAGCAAGATGCAAACTGATGCGTACATCAACGACCACCAGTTTGAGATGATTGGCGTGGCTGTCATCAAGAACGACGAGCCCGCAGTGTGGTTCAGTGGCTCCGAGCTGGAGACCATCGGCTGGCTGCATGGCAACTTCGACTGGAAGAACAGCGCCGTGCGCTGCCACAACACGTTGTTCGACGGGTACATCCTGACGCAGCGCTGTGGCATCGTGCCTAAGCTGTGGATGGACACTGTCGCGCAGGGTCGCATGCTGCTGCCTTACCTCGTGTCGCACTCACTGGCGAACCTAGCCAAGTACCACTCGTTGCCTGACAAGGGCACCGCTGTGGTCAAGGCGCTGGGCAAGCGGCGCAAAGACTTTAATCCCATGGAATTAGAGGAGTACGCTGAATACTGCAAGCACGACACATGGCTGTGCAAAGAGCTGGGCAAACGCTTCGACCCGCGCACGCCCGCGCTGGAGTTCAAGCTGATCGACATGACGGTGCGCATGTTCACTGAGCCCAAGCTGATCGGCCACGTGCAGAAGATGGAGCAGCTGTATAAGGACGAGGTCGAGCGCAAAGACAAGTTGCTCAACGACGCATCGATCACCCGCGACATCATCATGTCCAACGACAAGTTCGCCAAGGCGCTGCTCGAGCTCGGCGTCACCCCGCCGGAGAAGGTCAGCCCCACCACGGGCAAGACCGCCTATGCTTTCGCCAAGAGCGACAAGGCGTTCACCGACCTGCTGGAGCACGACGACCCCGATGTGCAGGCGCTGGTCGCCGCTCGCCTCGGTGTGAAAACAACCATCGCAGAAACTCGTGCGTTGAAGTTTGTCGAGACTGCGAAGCGCGGCCCGTTGCCGGTGTACCTCAACTTCTGGGGCGCTAAGACGACCGGGCGGTACTCAGGCGGCAACAGCATCAACTGGCAGAACATCCCCGCCAGAGGCCCGTCCGCTGGCCTGCGTGACGCCCTGATGGCCCCGCCGGGGCACACGGTGCTGGTGGGTGACTCGTCCAACATCGAGCTGCGTACTGTCATGGCTTTGGCCGGGCAGGATGACGTGGTGGAGAAGCTGCGCAACGGCGTTGACCTGTACTGCGACTTCGCCTCCAAGCTGTTTGGGCGCACGATCACCAAGGCCGACAAGGCTGAGCGTTTCCTCGGCAAGACCGCCATGCTGGGCCTGCAATACGGTGCCGGTGCCAAGCGGTTCCAAGAGATGGTGCGGCTGGCCAAGCGCACTGATCCGTCCGTGGAGTTGATTGACGAGAACCGCGCCTTCGCCATTGTTGACCTGTACCGCACGGTGCACAGCAAGGTTGTGGACTTGTGGCGGCATTGTCATGAGGTTGTTCTGGCGGACATCGCCAACGGCTGCAGCATGATCAACGTGGACGTCAACGGCTGGTTCATCACCCAGTGGGATGGCTTCGGCCGCCCCGGCGAGCCGGGTGTGGTGTATCACGACTTGCAGTGGGACAACCGCGCCAAGGAATGGACGTACCTGATGGGCAAGCAGCGGGTGCGCATCTTCGGCCCCAAGGTGGTGGAAAACCTGTCCCAGCATGCCGCCATGCGGATCGTTATGTGGCAGACTGCACGAATCAATCAGCGGTACCCTGTGAAATTGTCTGTACATGACGAAGCAGTTGCGGTACCATTGACGGAAGAACTTACTGACGCGCGTGCCTACATGGAAGAGTGCCTTGCGATGACACCCAAGTGGTGCCGCAGCATTCCGGTTGCATGCGAAACTGGAATTGGACAAAGCTATGGCGAAGCTAAATGATTGGGTCTACTCAGAGGTCGGCTACAGCGCACGATACTTTGACAACGTAGCTCGCATTGCCGTGCGATGCAGCGATGGTTATGTAGCGGTAATGGAACTGGATACGGAGTTCAACGCGATTGGGCAATGCCTGTACGCGAAGAAAGAAGATGTTTTGCGTCACATCATGGAGTCAGCGGCCAAACAGTTGGCACTCATTGCATTGGAGCGTGAAGATGGTCATACCCCCGGTACTAAGAAAACAAGCTAACCTGTATGCAGCATACGGGTTCACACTGGTTGAAGCAGAGCCACGCGCAGGGTCGCATTTCAAGGTGCGCTTTGCCGAGTTCGATGAGCCGCAGTTTATCTCTGCATCAGCGACCGACCCACGTGGTTGGAAGAACAACATAGCAAGATATAGACGATTACGTAAGGAGAAAGAATTTGAGCAACATCATGCCTCTGTCGTTCAGTCGGCTGTCCACGTTTGAGAATTGCCAAGCGCAGTTCGACTACCTGTATGTGTCCAAGCGCGTGCAGAACATGTCGAACGAAGCGTCCGACTATGGCGACCGTGTGCACAAGGTACTGGAGGCGTACGGCGTAGCACTCGTTGCTGGCAAGGAAGCCACTGAGGCGTGCATAGCATTGGAAGATTCGCTTGAGGCCAAGCAAACGCTTGAGCGTTGGGGCCCGCTGGTTGAGAAGATCACGTCACGCAACGGCGACAAATACTTCGAGCATCAGATGTCAGTCAATCGCCAGTTGCAGCCTGTGGACTGGTTCGCCAAAGACGTGTGGATTCGCTCGATCGCTGACGTGCTGGTGGTTGATGGTGACACTGCATATTGCCTCGACTACAAGACAGGCAAGGTGAAGGACAACCCGACGCAGTTGCAGCTCTTCGCGGCGATGGTGATGTGGCACTACCCGCAGGTCAACACGGTGAAGACTTCGTTCATCTGGTTGCGATTCGATGAGGTGACGAACGCCAAGTACGAGCGGCGCTTTCTGGGCTCGCTGTGGCGTGCACTGGAGCCAAGGTTCGACAAGGTGCAAGAGGTGATTGACCTCGGTGTGTTCAAGGCTAAGCCATCGGGCTTGTGCCCATGGTGTGCGGCGAAGGGATTCTGCCCTGACGCACGGTTGAAAGGTAAGCGATGAGTTTGGGTTGGTTGAGAATTTACGGACACAACGCTTCGCACCAGAAGATCACGCACGTGGTTCCAAAGAACGATACGTACGAGCACAAGCTGGACTCATCTTGCTGGTGCCAGCCAGAACTGGACGATGAGTTTGATGTGGTAACTCACAACTCGCACGATCAACGTGAATTGTACGAAGAAGGACAGAGAGGACTGATGTGAAAAATGAAGGCGATGTCAAAAAGATTGTCAAAGATATTCTCAGAGATACTAAAGATTGCTGGTGGTTTATGCCACCTGCTAATGGCTACGGTCGCTCTGGTATTCCTGACTTTGTGGGCTGTGTTTCTGGCAACATGTTTGCTGTTGAGACTAAGTTTGGAAAAGGCGAAACAACTGCTAACCAAACGCGGGAAATCAACAACCTCATGAGCGCAGGTGCGCAAGTGTGGATCGTCCGTGAGACGAGTGTTGACACTTGGGAAATTGAATTTAAGGCTTGGGTGGCACTGAATGCTGGTAATTCCTGAGAAGCGCAAGATCGTCATCAACAGCACGGAGAACGCTGCTGTTGCACAGTACATCCCGCATGCCAAGGTGTTTAATCACGAGGGTCAGAACCTCGTGGCTTTGCCGTATGGTGTGGACGAGGCGATGGTGCTGCGCAACTTGGGCTTCCATGTGCCTGCGCCGATCTTGCAGTACTACAACTGGCCCGCTCGGTTTGCGCCGATGGATCACCAGAAGGAGACTGCTGCGTTCCTGACGACACACAAGCGTGCGCTGTGCCTCAATGCGCCGGGTACTGGCAAGTCGATCAGCTCACTGTGGGCTGCTGACTTCCTGCTCGAAGAGGGTGTGGCACGCAAGGTGTTGATTGTTGCGCCGTTGTCTACGTTGACTGTGGTGTGGGGGCGTGAGCTCAAGCATCACTTGCCGCATCGCTCGTTCGTCATCTGCACTGGTAGCAAAGAGAAGCGCGAGCGCCTGCTGGAGACACCCGGTGTGCAGTACGTGATCATCAACCACGACGGCTTCACCAACATGCAGTCGCAGCTCACCGACTTTGACGTTGTCATTTATGACGAAGCAACTGCGCTGAAGTCGCCGAGTTCACAGCGGTACAAAATCTTTGCGAAGTGGATGACGAAGCATCAGCCTTGGCTGTGGCTGCTCACGGGCACACCGATCTCTCAGACGCCAGCTGACGCATGGACGTTGGCGCGACTCGTTGACTCGACGGCATGCCCCAAGAGCTTCACCACATTCAAAGATCAGGTGATGCAGAAGGTGTCCACGTTCCGCTGGATTCCCCGCGCTGACGCGCTTGAGACATGCAAGAAGGTGTTGCAGCCATCGATCCGCTTCTCGCTGGACGAGTGCAAAGACTTGCCCGACACCAACTTCGTTGGCCGCAAGACCGAGCTGACCAAGCAGCAGGAGAAAGCCTTTGGCGAGATGAAGAACAAGGCGGTGACTGTGTTTGCCGCTGGTGAGGTGACTGCGCCCAACGCTGCTGTGGTGCTGAGCAAGCTGTTGCAGATCAGCTGTGGCGTGGTGTACGGTGACGGGTCTACGATTGCCATCGATGCCTCGGAGCGTTATAATACCCTCACTGAGTTATTGAATGAGATCGGCGACAAAGTCATTGTCTTTGTCCCTTTGCGTGGCGTACAAGATTGGTTGCGTGACAAGCTCACAGCAGACGGCTTTGACGTTGCGTCAGTCCATGGCGATGTAAGTAAGACAGAACGAAATGAAATCTTCAACAATTTTCAACACACCGACAACATCAAGATTTTGCTGGCCCACCCGAAAGTTGCAGCTCACGGCTTGACATTGACACGTGCAAAAGACATCATCTGGTTCGCTCCAATTTATTCACTTGAACAGTACGAGCAAGCCAATGCAAGGATTCGCCGTTTGACTACAACCGGCAAAACGACTGTGTGGCACATCTGGGCCACCGGCTTCGAGGCAGAGCTATACCGCAGGCTCCGCGCGAAGAAAAACACTCTTGCGGAGTTTTTGAATTTGGTGCAAGGCATCAACAGTGACGAATAGTCAACGAGGTTACTTATGAACTATGAAATGGCAGCAGAGAAATATCTGCAAGTGCGTGGTCAGATCGAAGCTATGGAGCGTGAGCACAAAGCCGCCAAGGCTGCGCTGACGGAAAAGCTCATCACGCTTGAAAGCTGGTTCACCGCGAAGGCAGTTGAAGACGGTCTCGAGACCGTCAAGACTCCATCGGGCACGGCGTACTGGTCAACGCACCACACTGCAACTGTCGCATCACGCGAAGAGTTTTTTAACTTCTGCAAAGAACATGATGCGTGGGACATGGTCGAGTCCCGTGCTTCTAAGACCGGAGTCAAGAGTTACATCGAGGCAAACGGCGCACCACCACCGGGGGTGAATTTTTCTTCGACACGTGTTTTCAATCTTCGCAAAGCTCAATCTAAGGAGTAAACCATGAGCAACATCGCAAACGTCCCAGCACATATCGCAGCGCGTATCGCTGCCCGCCAGCAAGCTGGCACCAAGTCTAGCGTGGCATCCGCCATCGTCTCTGACGGCCCGAGCATTCCGCGAATCAGCATCCGTGCTGGCCGCTATCGCTTGAACGAAGACGGCGTTGAGACCACCGTAGGCGTCACGCTGGACACCATCATCGTGGGTGCCAACCCGCGCGTGTCCAAGGTGTTCTACGCCAAGCAGTTCGACGCCTCCGCCGAGAACGTCCGACCCGATTGCTGGTCGAATGATGGCCTGAAGGCTGATGCCTCGATCACCAGCCCCGTGCATACCGCCTGCGCTGACTGCCCCAACAACGTGCTGGGCTCCAAGATTCTGCCCTCCGGTGCAAAGTCCAAGATGTGCGCTGACCAGCGTCACCTCGCAGTTGTTGCGGCTGCCGACCCCACCAAGGTTTACAGCCTGACGGTGCCTGTAAGCGGCATGAAAGCATTGCGTGAATACTTCAAGGAACTGGGCAACTACGGCATTGGCCCCGAGGAAGTGATCACCGAGCTGGGCTTTGACGACCAAGCCAGCTTCCCCAAGATCACCTTCAAGCAGAAGGGTTACGTGCCAGAGAAAGCCATTGGCCGTGTTGACACCTTGATCGCCAGCGACTCTGTGAAAGTGGCTACTCGCCAACTTGCTCCCCAGAACGCCACGGCTTTGGCTGCTCCCGCTGCCAAGCCTGCTATCGCTGTTGCGCCCGCGCAACCTGCGGTGGATGACGCCTATGAGGACGAGTCGTCCCATGCAGTGCCACAGAGTGCCACACCTGCCAAGCCCGTGGTTGCCCCAGTGAAATCTTCGGATGAACTCGCTGCAAAGATCGACAGCCTGTTCGACGAGTAATAGAATAAAGGCTCAACGACCCCCGGCTTCGGCCGGGGTTTTTAATCTGGGGGCACGTCTTGGACACCAAAAACTTTTTCACTCGAATCTTTGCCCAGCTAGACGAACTCGTTATCTGCACACACAAGCCTGATCCATCAGGCAAAGACCCACGCGGCATCTTCTGGAACAGAGGATCATTTGCAAATATCGACGACGCAGTTAGCTACATCAAACAGTGGGATGCTGAGCCCACGACAACGGTCTACTACGGCGTAGGCGCATTCGCAAACCACGCATACACTGACGACAAAGGTCGGCAGAAGTGGACACGAAAACAAGATCAAGCAACGTGGTTCAAAGCGTTGGCACTTGACCTCGACATCGGCGACGACAAGCCGTATCAAACACAGAAAGAAGGCTGGGCTGCGATGACCGCAGCCATCAACGCGATCGGCATGCCGATGCCTATGGTGGTCTCATCTGGTCGTGGCATTCATTGCTACTGGCCGCTGACTGCACCAGTTAAAAAAGAACACTGGGTGAAAGCATCCACAGCGTTGCGCATCGCCTTGGAGGAAAACAATGTTGTCATCGACACCACAAAAATTCACGACCCATCAATGGTGCTTCGCCCCGTCGGCACGCACCACAAGAAGCAACAGCCATGGAAGGATGTCCGGTGTGTTGCGGACTGCCCAGACTACGATGCTGTTGCGCTCTTCACGATCCTCAAGCCTTGGTTCGGTAAGGCAACGCAAGTTGCTGCAAAGTCACCTGCCGCACGCAAAGCTGGCAAGTCGTCCATCCTCGACGCAGTGCTCAACTCCAACGACGTCATTCTTGATGCCGTTGCCGAACGATGCAAACAAGTCGGAGCTCTTGTCGCATCTGGCGGCGTGGTGGATGCTGCTGGTCGGGATGTGGCTGAGCCTTTATGGCGTGCTTCACTTGGACTGGCCAAGCACTGCACTGATGTCCGTGAAGCAGTAATCAAGATCGCTGGCAAGCACAAAGACTTCGATCTGAATGCAAGCCTCAACAAGCTCGATGGATGGAACGGTACAGGCCCAACGACATGCGCAAAGTTTGAGCAGCTGTGCTCAGCCGGATGCGAAGGCTGCCCGAGTCGCGGCAAGATCACCAGCCCTGCACAGCTCTCTGTCTCAACGGAAACTGAAGTCGTCAGCGAAGACGGCGAGGTGCGCGAAGTCACAATGCCCAAGGGCTACGTGATTCAAAACGGCCATGTGTACCGTGAGGTGAAGACAGAGATCACGACGACCGATGCCAACGGCAATGAAGTCGCACAGGAAGTCACCGAGCTTGATCTGGTGTCGAACTACGAGATGCACATCACCGGTGTGTACAACGACCCAGAGTCGAAGAAGTCAGCGTTCCGTCTGGCAATCAACTACCCGATGGCGGGTTGGAAAGAGGAAGACCACGAGATGTCAGTGCTGGCTACGATCGGCAAAGACTTCTCGGCATTCATGCTCAACAGACAGGTGTACCTGAAAGCGATTGGGCAGCAAGAAAAAGTACGGGGGTATTTGATGGACTATTTGACGATGGTGCAGAACTCTGCGCCTACAGGACTTGATTACGTGGCGTTCGGCTGGCAGAAGGATGGCTCTTTCCTCTGCGGCGAGACAGTGATTGGCTCACCCACTGGTACGACAGACCGCCGCTTGCGCGGTGCCGCCGCCCGCTTTGGCGAGCTGATCAAGCCGCATGGCTCACGTGATGAGTGGGTGCGTGCCATGACACTGCTGAATCAACCCGGCTCGCAAACAATCCGCGCCGCCGTGCTTATCGGACTGTCTGGCATATTGGGCGAAGTTGCTGGCAACGCATGTGGTGTGCTGTCGATCTATTCCAACGAGACCACCACTGGCAAGACGCTTGCCCTCATCGCGATGAACAGCCTGATTGGTTCCCCCAAAGAGCTCTTCCTCGCCAAGAACGACACAGTCAATGCCATGTTCAAAATCCGTGGCGTGCACAACAACCTGCCTTGCGCCATCGATGAGCTGACCACGATGGACGACCAAGAGATTGCCGATCTGGTCTACGACCTGAGCTTGGGCCGTGAGAAGATCGCCATGACCAAAGACCGCGACCTGCGCGAGCCAGTGACGTGGGCCGGGCCAACAGGTATCACGACCAACATTTCGATCCACCAGAAGTTCGAGAACGTGCAAGCTGGCAACGATCCGCTCAAGGCCCGCTGCATGGAGTTGCACCACCACGACCGCACGTTCATCCAGACCCGTGAAGACGGCTCAAGCAATGGCTACGAGTTCTTCGACATCGTAGCCAAGAACAACGGCTGGGCTTTCCCCGAGCTGGCTCAGGCTGTCGTTGATATGGGTGGCCCCGATATGCTGTGGGAGCGCGGCGAGAAGGCATTCCGTGACAAGTTCGGCTTCACGTTCGAGCCGCAAGAGCGGTTCTACCGCACGATGATCGTCGCAGGGTGGATCATGGGTAGTCTGGGCAAGAAACTCGGCCTGATCCCATTCGATGTCAACGGCACAACGCAACACCTGCTCGCCCACGTGACGAAGTTCCGCATGGACAGCGCAGACAACAAGCGTGACGTGTTCGACACCATCGGCCAGTTCATCCTCGAGCACAACGACATGTTGCTGGAAGCCAGCGAGAAGTACGGCTCAGGTAAAGAGCAGGTAAAGCAGCCAGCACCTGAGAAAGCCGTGATGCGGGTTACCGTGGTCTACGATGACAAGAACCCCGTGATGCCCGGCAGCCGGATTGCCATCAATATCGAGAAGCTGCGCCAGTGGCTGAAGCGGTCGAGGGATGGCTTGGATCGCATTGAGCGCGAGTTGGAGGATAATGGAGCCTTGATCGCCAAGCGCGAGCGTGTGACAATGTTCAAGGGTTGTTCTGGTCGCAGTCCCGGCCAGACGTTCTGCATCATTATCAACCTCAATCACCCACGTCTGGCGGCTACGTTGACCGGCACCTCTTCACGTGAGCAAAGCCCGGTCGCTCTCGCAGTCTTGCAGGGTGCTGCATAAAGGATCAATCATGCCACGCAACTACGCCAAAGAATACGCCAACTACCAAGGCACCCCCGAGCAGATCAAGAAGCGGGCGATGCGCAACGCCGCACGAGCTGAGATGGAGAAGAAGGGTGTTGTGCGTAAGGGTGACGGCAAAGACGTCGATCACAAGACGCCTATTGCCAAAGGCGGCGGCAACGGGAAGGGCAACCTGCGTGCAGTGCCTGCATCACAGAATCGCTCTTTCCCGCGCACCAAGAGCGCACGGATGCGCTGATTACTTCTTGGCCTTGGGCTTCGTGCCCTTGGCCTTGTCAGCTGCCACAAACTCTTTGGCGACTTTCTTGGGGATGCCCAGCTTCTTTGCGAAGGCTGGGTCATGTGCGGCAGCTCGCATCGTGCGGGCTTGCTTGGGCGTTGAGCTAGGCATTACTTTTTGCCCTTGTGCTTGCCGGGCTCAAAGCGGCTTTCCATAGCAGCATAAGCCTTCTTGGTGGGAGCCATCTTTTTCTCAGCAGCTTCCATCTTCTTGGACTCGCCTTTGCCAAACGGGTTGGCTTTGGCCTTGTTGGTGGCAGTACGTTGGCCGCGCATCGGCATTGATTTCATGGATGTCTCCTTACCATTTAACTTTGTCGGCCCAGTACGCAGCCGACATCTTGCCCTTTGCAATGTTCCCGGCGTGACGCGCCTTGAACGCCTTGTTACGAGCAGACCCGTCAGGGCTGCCCTTAACCCCTTGCTGGCCAAAACGAATCGTCTTGACCTGATCGCCGGATTTTGCCACGACAACGTGGCTCTTTGTTGGGTGGCTGGGGGTGGCCTTGGGTTTGTTGTACCCAGACACACCTGCTTTTGCCAGACGCGGGTCTTTAGTTGCCATCAATCTTCCTCCGGTGCCATGCCACGAACTTTAGCGATTCGCTCTTCCATGCGCTTGAGCAGCTCGTCTTCACGCTCGTAGAACGCATCCCAATCAGGGTTCTCAAGGCGCTCCTGCGCGTGCCTGAGTTTGCCGATCTCAATCTTGAAGTCCCGCTCAATGGCCTTGGCTGCGCGGTCTTGAGCATCCAGTGCACCCTGCACATTGAAGTCGTAGAACCGCAGGCCCATGGCGCGGGCAGCGTACAGGCTGGCATAATTCTCGCTGCGGTCAGTGCGTTGCTCGAATGCGTCCTTGGCCTTGGCCAGCTCGCGTGCGTTCAGGAACGGCAGGTTCGGTGCGAACAAGCTCTGTGCGTAGGCGAGGCGGTCGCCCAAGCGCTCCCAATCGTCAGCCGTGGGGGGCGACAGGGCTTTGCCGTTGAACGGATCGACACCGCCTGCAAGACCGATGGCCGCCGAGATGAACGGGCCGCCGGGGGACACAGACGAGGGCCACCAGCTCAGGCCGAGGAAGCCGTTGGGAACCTTTTCGCCGAAGCTGCTTGGCACCACGTACTTGCCGAGGTTGTAGTAGACCGGGTTCTCGCTGTCGCCCAAGAAGGGGACGCGAACGTGCGTGTGCGGGCCCATGCCGAACAGCAGGCGATCACGTGCCCACTCAGGGCCAGCGGTGCGCAGCTCGTCGTCATCATCGCCAGTCAGGCCCTGCATCATGGCATCCAGAATCCAGTAGCCTGCGTACAGGTTGACCAGCTTCCACGGCTTGTGCAGAGCGACATTGCCCATCAGCTTGGCAGCTGCGTAGGGCCACGAGATGAACGGGAACGCCGTCTGGCGCATGATGCGCACAGCCTTGGAGTCGATGTCGTAGTCGAGAAATGCGAAGCGGGCGTGATCACCGGCCTTGCGATATGCCTCAGCATCGATCTTGGTGCCAGTCTCAGCCTGCTTGCCGAGGTGGTTGAGCATCGACGCCACGCGGAAGACGTTGTCCTGCATCGAATACCACTCGCCAGCGAGTTTGTCGAACTTCTCTGCGGCATCCTTGCCAGTGCCTGCCATCTTCTTGATCGCTTCAATGCGGTCTTTCTCGAGCTTTGCAAACTGCATGATGCGTTCAGCCACGCTCTGCTCGCTGTCACCCACGGTGCTGCGCATGGCGTCGTACAGAGACTTCTTGATCTCGTTGGAAGAGAAGTCGCCCAGCAGGGCGTTGGTCTTCATGACTTCCAGCATCAGCTGCTCTTGCTCACGGGTCAGCTTGATGCCAAGGGACGCTGCCATCTCCTTGGGCATGTTGTAGCCTGCGTATAGCTTGGCAGCATAGGCGATCGTTGGCAATGGGATGTCATCCATCATGGCCATGGTGAAGTTCGATGCGACGTTGGTGCCCCACGTTGCCGGGTTGTAGACCGTCTTCGACTTCTTGAACCAGCGCATCACGCCGTTGTACACGGCAGAGTTGACCAGCGGGCGGCGGTCGCTCATGTCTTCAATGGCGCTCCACACGGAACCGTTGACGATCTTGCCTGCCAGTGCGCCATAGGTCGGCGAGTCGGGCAGCTGCACCCACTGGTGACGGTTGCGGAACAGACCCTTCACACGCTCAGACTTGGCTTCATCGGCGCTGAGCTTGATGACTTGGCCTTCCTTGATCTTTTTCGTCCACGATGCTGCCTCAGTGTTGGGAACGAACTTGCCGTTCTTGTACTCGCCGTTGAGCATGGCGTTGAGGTCATCGAGGTTGTCGAACGCGACAGCGTTGGGCGTGCCGGGCTCATAGCCTGCAAGCGCTTCCGTCAGACGGTTGGCCGAGTAGCTGTTTGCCAGAATCGACATGGTGTTTTGCAGGGCGAAGCCGAGGTCTTGCCCCTTCTTGGCTTGCAATGCCTGCTTGGCATCCAGACGTGCGGTGAAGCGATAGCCACCCTTGTCCTTCTCTTTGACATCCCACAGGTAGTTGCGGTCGGGGATCAGCTGGGTGCCATCGGAAGCAACTGCCGGGCGGCCGTCCTTGGCCAGCAACTCCGCAGAGATGAACTCGTCAGGCTTGAGCTCAGCCAGAATCTGTGCAGCCTCGGCCTTGGTCTTGGAGTTGTCCAAGCGGCGCTTTAGCGCAGGCGTCAGTTTGAACAGGCCAACGAACTGATCGGTCAGCACCGGGTCGCCGTTTTCGTCAGAGCGGAAGCGGACTGCATCTGCGTTGACCTCGTCCTTAGTACGGCTGGAGATCAGCTGGCTGATGTTGCGTGCGCCGAAGGACTGGCTGGCGAGCTGGCCGACGTTTTCTGCAAAAGCCAAGCCCTGCGAAAAGTTGACGCCGCCGCGCCACTTGCCGCCTTCACCCTCAACGCCAGCGTAGGCGTCACGTTGCTTGGGCTCACGCAGAGCCTTGGCGTATTCCCACCACTTTTCGATCGTTGCATCTGCCAAGTCCTTGAGGATTGTGTCGTCACTTGGAAACTTGGGTGCGGGCTTCTGACCGCGCAGGCTTGCCAGCTTGGCATCCATGTACTCGAGCACCGCGACAGACTGCTGCGGTGGCAGGTCTGTGAAGTACTTGGCCATTTGCTCGTAGATCATCGAGCCGCCACGGCGATCATCCTTGGCTTGCACCAAAGCGTCGCGCGTCGCAGTCTGCAAACCGAAGTGGGAGTTGAACCACGATGCGACTTTGGCCGCGCCGGGGGAGTTCTCCTGAATCCAGTCGGACATCTTCTGGGATGCGCCCTCCAACTTGCCGGGGACATGCGCCCAGCCAAGCGTATCGAAAAGGAACTTGGACGACACCCACTCAGGCAGCAATGTATTGCTGAACTTCTTGTACTGCTCCGTGGTCATCGGGTTCTGGAACTGGCCGGTGGCTGCATCAGAATCCTTGCGCGGGATGGCCGAGCCGGACTGCACGTTGGCTTCCAGCACATTGCCTTGGCCTTTCTCGGGCGCGACCTTGGTGGCTTTCTCGAGCAAAGCAAGGCTGGTGTCAAGAATATCGCCAGCGACCGTGTTGGGTTTGCCCAGCATGCGAGCCATGACGGTTTTGATGTATTGCCACACCTTGCTGGCCGACTCACGGAACGACTGGGGCACACCCTTGGTGGGCATGGCTTGCAGCGCCTTACGGAAGTCATTGAGCGTGGTGCCGTACGACACCAGTTCCAACACAGCATCGAGCTCGTTCTTGTCCGCAACCAGCTTCTTGAGCAGGTCTTGAACTTCCTTGGCCTTGCCAGTCAGCTCCCCTTTGAAATTGACGACTTCCTTCAAGGACTTCTTCAACTGCATGACCATCGGGTCTTTGGGGTTCTTGTAGATGAACGACTGCAGCGCGGCGTGCAAAGCCTCGTGCAATGCCACTTCGGGGGAAGCGGTGCGGTGCAGGTAAACCGTGTCGGTGCTCGGGTCGTAGCGCGAGTTGCCTTCGTCGATGAATTCGAGTTTGGTCTGGCTGCCTTGGTCAAGCAAAACATCCCGCAGCGTTCCGGCCAGCATGCGCTCAAACGGCGTACCGTGGTTGCGCAGGTAGTTCATCACAGCAGGAAGACCCGTGACCTTTTCGCCCGGAGACTTTTTGTTGAGCCCGCCAACGCCCTCTGTGGCTGCTGTTTCCAGCGGGGAGGGTTTGCCCGTTTGCTCGCGTGCAACGCGGATTTCGCCGCTACGGATGTCAGCCAGATCAGGCTGCTCACCCATGAACGCTTCGCGCTTGGCAGCTGCCCATGCCTGAGACAGCATGGTCTCGAGGCTCTTGATCTCGGGTGATACACCGCGCTGCTGCCCCTTGGATGCGATCTTGCCCTGCACCAAGTCTTTGACGAGGCGGACGACAGCTTCCACATCCTTGGCGTTGCCACCCACAGCGGTGCCAAGCTCGGCCAGTGCGGCTTGTACGTTTGCTGCCTGCAACTGCAAGGCAGACGCTTGCTCTTCAGCGACTTGAGAGACTGGTTTCTTCTTCAGGTCTGAGACCTTGGCACGGCGGGAAAACACGTTGCCGCCAGCGTTGGAGTACGCCTTGTATGCGCCTGCGAAGTTGCGCAGGGCGTCAACGACTGCGTTGGCTTGTTCGGTGGCGGCTTCCTTGCCTTGAACGAGCGCATCGCGGATATTGGCCAGAGCGATCTGATTGAATGACGTACGACCGGGTGCCTTCACCGCGCCGGGGCCGGTCACGGTTGCGGGCAGCGCTTTGCCAGTGTCGGTACTATCAGCTGCGTCAAGAATGCGCTGCAGGGCTTTGTCCCCCTCCTCAGTCCCCACTGTCTCCGTGACGGCAGGCGTTACGACCTTGGGCTTGCGTCCGCGCTTCGTCGTAGAAGAAGCCCCCGTCACAACCGGTGCGACGGGGGTAACGGCGCTTGCGGCACCGGGGGGAGGAGAACCAACTTGGGCTTGCGTCGTAGCAGGAGCTGCGACTTGGGGTTTCGTTTCGACCTGTTGCAAAGGAGGCGTGTACTGGAACACGCCGGGCGCAACCGTGCTGA